ACTGGACCTAATGCAAAGAAAGAAGTTTAAGACATGGTTTCTGGTGCAGTTAAAGGTGGTGCACTTGGATTGTTACTAGGGCCAAGATTTGGATTAATAGGTGCTATATTAGGTGGATTGCTTCAAAACAACGAAATAGACAAACAGGCTGGCAGACTATTAACTAATCTAAAAGATTTTGAAATACAATTTCCTGCACTAGGTAATTTTTTTACAGGATTGACTGGAGCAATAGGTAGCGGATTAACGAGTATTAATAATTTATTAGAAGGTAACAGTGAAAATAAAGTTGCTGATATCGCTAAGAGCATTGCTTTAATAGGAGGTATTGCAGCGTTATTTATGCCCGGGAAACTCTTTGCATTATTGGCAGGAGCTACAAAACTTATGATGAGAACTCCAGCTGGATTAGCTTTATTAGCTATAGGTGGAGGTGGATTATTAGCAAATAAGTTAATGGGTAATGAAGTTACTGAAGGCGAGATAGATCCAGTTGCAACCGGATCGGGTGCACTTCTTACTGCAGGCGGATTATATGCTGGTAAAAAAGGTATTGATAAATTAAGAGGTAAGCCTACTGGTGGAAAAGCAGCAGACATTGATCCAGCAAGCAAAGGATTACGAGGCAAAGGCGGTGCTGAAGGAAGAATTGATAAAGGCTTAATGAAGTCGCTAAGAAAATATCCAAGACTAGCTAAATTTCTAAAATTTGCTGGAAGGTTCGGTGGTTTAGGCTCATTAATAGGCATAGCTGAATTAACTAATATGGCAAGAACAGGAAACCTTACGGCAGATGCTATAGGTGGTTTATTTGGTGGTATTCTTGGTGGAGTCGGTGGTACTAAATTAGGTGCACTTATGGGAAGCTTTTTCCCTGGCCCAGGCACAATCATAGGCGGATTACTCGGTGGTGGATTTGGTTATTTAGCCGGTGACAGCATGGCAAAAGCACTAGGACAATGGATGCTAGGTAAAAAGGTTGATGCTTTTGGATTTGGTTTTGGATGGGCAAATGATTTATTCAATGGCGCAGATTCAGCAGCCGCATCTAGATCAACTGCAACAAGTGATTTACCAACTAGCACAGTTAGTAAAAGCCAATCAATGAGTGGAATACGAAATCAGTTTGAAGCTAATAGGAATGCTGGAGGAGTTACAGCTAATACTATAGACCCTACAGGAAATACAGATGCTGGAAGTGTGAGCGTTGTAAACTCTAATAATAACATTACTAATAATAACAATAGCACAGGATTCGCTATTAACTCATCCGGTGCTATTGATCCTAGAAATGCATTTGGCAAAATTGCAGCTAATGCATCTGGTTTATTCTAAGCATCTTCTTTCGCTAACTTAGCAAAATAAGACATAGTGTCTTCATCCTCAGTGCTGATTTCTTCAACGGTAACAGGTTCCATTGCAGCTACTGGATCATTCATCTTGATTTCTTCTTTTACTGAATATGAACCTGCATTTATTTCTTCACCAAGAACTCTCATCAATTTAGCTTTAAGTTCATCATATGTCTTGTAGTTCTTTGGATTAGTGAACTCAGTAATATCGTGCATTTGGTTATACACTTCTTCAAGTTTAGCTTCATCACTTTCAAGAAAAGAAGATGGAGAAGCAAACTCTGACTTATCATAGTTTCTATAGCCTTCAACATTTCTTATCTTAAGTTTGAAGTTAGCACCTTCCCAAAAATCAAATGCATCCATTGGAGTTTCATCTGCAAACTCCGGATTCATTTTATCCATAATCTTATCGAAGATTTTCTTTCCAAATTTATATAGAAATACTTTACCTTCGTTTTGAGGTGCTGATGGATCTTGAACTACATATATGTTTGTAGCATAATGTAATCTTCTTTTTTGAGATCTTGCTTTTTCTTTGTCGGCATCAATACCAGAATTCCAAAGCCTTGAATTCAATTCACCAACTGGATCAGTTTGACTTATTGATGTAAGTGAGTTTTCAATATACCATAAACCAGTTGGACCTTTAAAGCCGTGATCCCAATATCTTACAAATGGTATTGCACCATCTTTACCGGGAAGGAATCTGATAATGGCATAACCATTACCTGCTTTATCAACTGTAGGTTTCCACACTCTTTCATCTACGTAAGACTTTTGTTCGCCTCCGCCAACAGATTGTGCTGCTTCTATAATTTTATTGATGTTTGAACCGCGATTGCGTTTTAATGTTTCAAATGACATAGTATTGTCTCCTTATTTGCTGAAATATTAACTGTATTATTGCATTGTGTAGTATTATATATACGACTACTCAAATAGTGATGAGTCAATGGAATTCTTTTTAGGTAAAAAGTTTAAGCCCATTGCCTCTGCTTCAAGCTTATCTTTAATAACAGGTGATATGAACTTTCGGATATCTTCTATTTCGATATCATTAGTTTCACATACTTTAATGATAGCATCCATATATGGTATCTTAAGTTCACCAACTGTGCTTTCGATAAGCTTTGTAAATTTAGACTTTGTTAAAAATTGTTCTTCTATTTTCATTTGTCTAAAACCCTTAGTAAAATTGTATCTTTATTAATTCTGCCATTAGGCACTTTTGTTTTTGTTTTTATAGTTTCCCAAGCATCGTTAATTTGCTTTGGTGTTTTCTGTAAAACAATCGGTAAGAAGTCAAGTGGTTTACGTAAACACACAGTTCTACTTAAACCTGTTGAAATATTCTTAATGGTTGATCCAGATATTTCAAATCCATTTGGACTTTCAGTAACGTATTCAATAACCATTTTGCTTTTAGTATTGAATGCATATAACCTTGTCTTTGTAGGTATTTGAATTGGATTAATTGATACGATTTTAAAATCGTTATCTTCTTTCTTATATTGTACTTTAGCAACTTGTTTATCAACAGACTTAGGTCTTTTGATTTTAACATTTCTTGATGCTTTAGTTGCAGACCTAATTCTTTCTAAGTCTTCCAACATTGCAGTACATATTTTAATTCGTTGATTGAGAGTTGACCTTTTTAGGTGGGAGTAACCTTCAACTGCTTGATCACATCGTTTGTGGTAAGCATCCTCATAGTCAAGGAGCCAACCCTCAATCATAGGCTTAACGTGGCTTATAGCTGTATTCGTTAGGCCGTGGTACTTGAATCTATCATAAATATTAATAGTGGCTTCGTCACCATCGATCCACTTGTCTTCTAGTTCAAGTAATTCTTGCATAATAGTATTATTAATTTTATTAACTAATTTTTCTTGAGGTGATATAGTAATTATATTACTTTTAGCTTTTCTTTCAGCTTGCTTTTCTTTGTAGATGATTTTACCTTTTTCAATTAATGGTGTCATCCTATCAAACAAATGCGATAAGAAATCAGGAGCTTTATCAGACTCAACTGTTTTATGTAAATCATTATTATACCAGAAAGCTGTTGCTGCATGGTGTGTCATAGTAAAATGATATTCAGAATTAGCTAAAATGTATTTAGATGGTTGGGGAAAGTTTTTCTTAACCCATGTCTTAACTTGGCTTATGCAATCTTTCTTATCGACCTGTAAATGAAAATAATCTTTGACTGCGTCAAATCCTTTATCAATTGGTACACCAGCTAAACCTGTTCTAGCTCTTGCTCTTAATACTTTCTTTTTAGTCTTTTTACCTTTTAGTGCTTGTAGTCCCATATTAAACTCCCATTTATATGTTGTTGTCGTTAATGTATTGTTGTGTTGCGCTTCGTACTATAGTAGGATATTCTCCTAAGTAAGTACCAGCATCTAAATCTTTCTTAGTTACTAAATGCTTATGCATATGCTCAATGTTATCGTAATTTGCAAGAATGTCTTTTGCTAACTGATCAAATTCACTATCTGGAATTAAGTTAGTATCGAGCTGATAATAGGCAAATGCACACATTAAGTATTTAGCAATAGGATTCTTCATTACTGAAGATCCAATACTGATTGTGCTACAGAATCAGTATAAAACTTATCCTGATGAGCGATGTTGATTTTAGTAGATATGGATTCGCCTAATCCACTATTTTTTTCGATGAGCTTTTGAGCAAACTCATCTTGGTGAATAGCTGACATTGCTTCTAGTTGTTTGATAATTGTATCATAATTAAACATAATAAAATAAA